AATTAAAAAACAGTAAGGTTTTCGTAGGCACAAAATTTGGTGCATTTACGATTGCCTATACCAATAGCAAAAAATCAAAAACAGCATATCTTTATGAACTGGATGGCAAAATATCCGCTGCTGATGCTGTTGGAAATACTCAGAGAAAAGATATTTACGAAGGATGGAAAACACAAGTTAATGCATTAACACCGTAGAGAATTAAATGTTCACCCCAATCACTAAGCCCTATTGGATAGGAAAATCAATATATATCATCGGAGGAGGAACCTCCCTCAAACAATTTGACTTCGATAGGTTGAAAGGTAAAGATATAGTCATAGGCATAAACGATGCTGCTTTCAAAATAAATCACTGCAATGTATTATATTCATTAGACCAAACTTGGGCAAAACAAAGGATGCCTCAGTGTAAAGAGTTTATGGCCAAAGGTGGCGAAGCTTATCTTACAATGCCGCCTAATTACGAATTTACTAGGTTCGGTGTAGAGGGTATAAATTATAGCGTTAGAAGAAGGGGCGACAGAATGTCTGAAGATACTAGAGATATATATGGCTCTCACTCTGGATTCGGGGCATTAAATTTATGTTACCATAAAAAACCGAAAGAAGTATTCTTATTAGGCTATGATATGCATCCAGGGCATGATGGTAACGCTCATTGGCACGAAGGCTATGATTGGGGTGCGGAAAGTAATGTTGACCCTAGATACTATAATAAGTGGGCCAAGAATTTTGAATGCGCAGCTATACAACTAGAAAAAGCTGGTATAAAGGTTTGGAATTGCTATTTAGGTAGTAAAATAACTGATTTTGAGAGGATTAAATTATCATGCATATAGTAATACTTGGTCAAAGTAGGTCTGGAACTACATTATTTTATAGTTTGCTTAGAGACAATGTTCTTAATTATAAATTTTACGAAACTGAATTATCAGCCAAGTCTGTTGATAAAGGGATTGATAATGTGGTGACTAAAAGGTGTTTGGATGTTTTTGAAACTATTAAACTTGAACCCAAAGAAAGATATAGGTTCATAGCAATGATTAGAGATCCCAGGAGTGTATTGACTTCAAAACATACTTCAGTACCAACAGACTATTTTTGTGATTGGGACTTACAATATCAAGTTTCCGAAAATAGAGTTGTTAAAAGAATTCCTGGCTATATACCTATATACAATGCATTAAGAACTTTAAAAGATGTATTGTTGGTAAGGTATGAAGATATGATATTATACCCAGAAGAATTACAAAGAGGACTTTCAACTATATTTGGCTTTGAATACAGCGGATCTTTTAGAGACTATGGTATCAAAGATCAGCCAGATCACTTTAAATTGGCTTTAAATGGAGTTAGGCCACTTGATAACAGCGGCTTTAATAGTTGGAGAAAGCATCCTGATAGAATAAAAGACCAATTTAATAGATGTCCTCAGTTATTTGACATACTTATAGAATATGGTTATGAATCTGATAAGGAGTGGATAAATGGTTTATAGTATAGTCTGCGTTTTAAAATCAGGAGGAGCTTATGGCCCTGATGATGTTATCAAGTTAAGGAGAGGCATTATCAGACATTTAAAAAAGGACTTTAAGTTCTATTGTCTTTCAGATATGGAATTGCCTTACTATATATCTAAAATAAAGTTGGAACATAATTTTCCTGGCTGGTGGTCTAAAATGGAACTTTTTAAGCCTTACATGGGTCAATTCGGAGATATACTCTTTATAGATTTAGATACAGTGATAGTTGGTGATTTAGAGCCAGTTTTAAAGCCCTTAAATAAAATTACATTACTTAGAGACTTTTATCGCCCTAAAGAGCTAGGCTCTGGCCTTATGTACATTCCTAAGTTGAGGAGATATAAAATATGGGAAGAGTGGACGAAAAACCCTGAAATGCATATGTGTAAATTTAGAACAGGAGGAGATCAGGCTTTCTTGATGCAATATTGGCTTAATAAAGCTGATAGGTTTCAAGAACTATATTATTGCAACTATATACTAAGTTACAAAGCTGATAATGTTGGTGAGAAATTGCCTAAAACTGCAAAGATAATTTGTTTTCACGGAAAGCCAAAGCCTGCTGATGTTACTCACTTACCATGGATGAAGGAAAACTGGATATGAAAATACCTGAAAAAGCACTACAATACATACAAATGCACAGGACTGATATCAAAGGTGGTGATATAGCTAAACAATATATTGAACAGATTGAGAAAGATTTTGAAGAGTTAAAGCCTTGGTTGCCAGAAAAATGTAAAGCCTTTGCTGATATAGGGTGTGGAGTTGCCGGCATAGACGTTTTAATTAGTAGGCATTATAATGGAGCAAAGCCTTATCTTATAGATGGTAGCGGGGTTGGTAATAAAAAGTTTCACTTTTATGAGGAAGGGGCTGATATTTATAATGATATAATGGTCACCAAAGAGGTTATGCAAGTAAATAATGTTCCTAATTATCAATTAACATATCAAGGATACGCACTGCCATTACCAGTAGATTTTTTTATTTCTATATTATCTTGGGGTTTTCACTATCCTATTGATCAATATTTAAAACTGGTTACCACTAGCTTAAAATCTAAAAATAGGTTAATATTAGACATAAGATGTGATACTAATGGCAAACAGTGTTTAGAAAAGGATTTTGAATTTGTGGGAATAGTATCTACCAGGAAATATTCTGAACGCTGTGTTTTTGAAAGGAAATAGAAATGGCTTGGAGTTATAATCCATCTACAATGACGGATAGAAATAAAGTTCGGTTTCTTATTGGAGACACCGATACAACAGACCAACTTGTGCAGGATGAAGAAGTTGACTTTGCTATAACTGAAAATGGGACCAATTTATTTGCTGCAGCTGCAATGCTATGTAGAGCTATAGCAGCTAAATTCTCAAGAGAATCCGATACTAAAGTTGAATCTATTAGCGTAGCAGCCTCTCAAAAGTCAGAACGCTATGAGAAAATGGCTGTTAAATATTCTAAAGATGCTTCAACTAAAGGGTCAGGCATTGGCAGCCCTGTAATTGGTGGTATATCTAAGAGCGAAGTGCGCTCTGTTAAAGAAGATACAGACAGAGTTGAACCTAGATTCAGAATGGGTATGCATGATAATCCTCCTGGGGAAATTGATGAAGAGGATATTTGTCTATGAGCTTTTTATTAACCTCAGCAGATAGAATAATAGCAAGTTTAGGTAGAGATTTAATTCTGATTAATATAACTTCATCTGGAAAATATGATCCTGTCGCAAGAACTTCACCTGTCACTACTGCAAATGTTACATTCAAAGGTAAAGTGGTCAATTTTGAAATCAAAGAAATTAATGGAACCAGTATACAACGCGATGATAAAAAAGTTATATTATCAGCTAAAGACCAAACAGTGGTTCCAAATGAGAAAGACAAGATGAGAATAGACAACAAGGACTTTAATATAGTTTCAATTAGAACAGTTGAAGAAAATGGTGTAGATTTATTTTATGTATTACAGGTTAGATAATGACATTTAATAGTGAAATTAAGGATTTTTTAAAGAAAGCTGGTGGTAAACAAGATGAGTTTATGAAGAAATTTGCATTGGAAATAGCCAATGAAGTTAGACAAAAAACTCCTGTAGATACAGGCTTTTTAAGAAATTCATGGGCTCCAAGCATAGGCCAAATAGATACATCAAAAGCGACTGGCAATGTAACTCAATCTGATTTTGATATAGTTTTTTCATCCTTGACTATAAAAGATGTCGCATTTATAACAAACAATGCTAACTACGTAGGACGCATAGAATTTGGTTTTGTTGGGAAAACTGACTCACTAGGAAGAACTTTCAGTGGGCCAGCACCAGCAGCCATGGTAAGAAATACAATTTCACAAGCTAACAATATAGCTCGTAGGGTAATAAGTACAATACAATGACAGTAAACCAAGATATAAGACAAGCTTTAGAAGCTGGATTGGATGCGCTAGTCGGATTACCACAGGAAGTTAGTGGAACTAATAATATAGCTTGGGAAAATAGAATATTCATACGAATTGAAGGGGAAGACTACTTAAGAGCAATTCTCAAAACAAATAGCGAAAAGCCAGCTTCCGCAGGTGCAAATTCCCCTATACTTCACGAAGGGCTGTTTTTAGTTGACGTTTTTGTCGACGAAGACGCTGGTCCATTTGAAGGAGATGCACTTGCTGATTTAATAAAAACTGGCTTTGCTGTGGGAAATGAATTTACTGTTAATGGAAAAACAGTTAGAATAAGGTTTTCGGAAAAGGGAAATGCTTTTAATGATCCTCCATTTTATGCCGTTCCGGTGGTTATAACTTGGTTTGCACATATTTAATAATTTTTTTAAGGAGATAAATAATGTCAGGTTTTTCACAAGGTGCAAGAAGCCAACTGGCTTATGTAGTTGAAGTAACTTTCAACAGTACACCAGGAAGTCCAACAATGCTGGAACTTCCATTTAATACTAACTCACTAGATCTTAACAAAGAAACGCTAGAAAGTGCTGAGATCCGTAGCGATCGTCAGATTGCCATACAAAGACATGGTAATAAAACAGTTAGCGGAGCTATTGAGGTTGACTTTAGAGCAGATGATTTTGATGATCTGTTAGAAAGTGCGTTCTTTAATACTTTTGACAGTTCCTCAGTTCTTAAAGCTGGTATAACACCGCAACATCTAACTATTGAAGAAGGCGCGTTGGACATAACTCAATTTAGAGTATTTACAGGTTGTACTGTTAACTCTATGAGCATGAGCATCCAGCCTAATGCTATTGTTACGGCTACTTTTGATATAGTTGGCGGCAATATGACGCAATCAGCTACACCCTTGGATGCTTCTATTACAGTTGCATCTGGTAATGATCCTTTTGACAGTTTCTCAGGAACATTGCAAGAAGGTGGTGGCGGTATAACTATAGTATCTGGCTTAGACTTTACTTTGGACAACTCTGTTGCTCCTGCTTTTGTAGTAGGTAATGCAGTTGCCCCTTGTTTAGAATTCGGCAGGTCTAATCTTACTGGCACTTTAAGTGTATATTATGAAGATGCAGCTTTAATAGACAAATTTATCGCTGAAACTGAATCTAGTATACAAGTTGCCCTGGCTAGTACAGTAACTGGTGATACTTATACAATTCTGATTCCTAGAGTGAAGTACAACGGAGCTTCAGTTCCTGTTGCAGATGAGCAATCAAGAATTATAGCTCTACCATTCCAAGCTCTAAGGGATGTTGCAGAAGCTACAAATATTAAGATTACTAAATCTTAATCTGTGAGGGAAGTACAGTCTATTGCTTGGGGTGCTGTACTTCCCTTTCTAAATACCCAAGCATAATGAAAGGAGACTTTTATGGACATCAGTAAATTTGCAATTGCAAGCGGTTCTATGAAAATGGAATTGCGTGACCCTAATACTAATGTTGTTTTAAGAGACAAAAAAGGGAAAGCGTTAATAACATTTGATTTACTTTCAGTTGAAAGTAGTGAATTTAAAAAGGTTGAACGCAAACAACGTGATAAATTTTTAAAAATGCAAAGTTTAAATAGAGGTAAAATTAAATTATCTTCAGACGAATTGGATGAAGATCAATTTACTAAAATATCCAGCTGTGTGCTAGGGTGGTCTGGTATGGAGCTTAATGGTAAGGATCTCAATTATGATAAATCTAATGTTAGGAAGATTTTAACTGAAGATGAATTTGGTTGGATAAAAGATCAAATAGTTGATTACATTGAAGAGAGAGAAAATTTTACGAAAGCCTCTTAATGGTTTTGAGAGGCTATGCTGAGAATCATTTTAATCTCAATAGCGAAATGCAAGGAGGTGTAAAATTAAGAGATCACTATGAGCAATATGAAAAATCTACAGGTAAAACACCTGAAGAGCTTGAAGATGATTTTTTATCCTATGATCTATTATACATATGGAACTGGTTTCTAGAATTACATAGCACCAGAACTAATAATGGATTTGGGGCATCTCCTATATCTTACTTAGAGATCGGAAGTTGGGTTATGCTAAATGAGATATTTATTAATGGATTTGAAGTTAAAGCTATAAAAGAAATTGATAGGGTTTATTTAGAATGGACTGCTAAACAAAGTAAGAAGAAATAATTATGGTCGATATAATACAATTAAGCATAAAAGTTTCCGCAGACGGCTCAGAGATAGTTGAGTCTAAGCTTAAAAGAGTTGACAAAGCTTCTCAGAAAATAGATAAAACCCAAAAGAAATTAGCCAAAAGCACTAAGAAAACCGCCAAAGCACAAGAAACATTAGGCAGTTCTTTAAGAAAAACAGCTCAATCAATAGCAGTGTTACAAGGGCCACTTGGACCTATAGCCGGCAGAATAACGAGTTTGGGCGCTATATTACAAAACGGCGCTCTGCAAGCTACAGCCATGGCTCTAGCATTGACAGCTTTGGGTGCAGCGTTCTTTAAATCAGCTAATGCTGCTGGTAAATTTGAACGTCAAATGTTTAGAATAAATAGTATTTTGAAGACAACTCAAGGGCGATCAGGACAGACATTTGACTCAATCAACAAGCTTGCTATTTCTATAGGTAGAGAAACTTTGGCTTCAACTCAAGAAGTTAGAGATGCAGCTGGTCAGTTACTAATATTTGGATCTATAGCAGATGATACATTTGAACGGGTTTTGAGGCTATCTCAAGATTTAGCTGAATTAGGATTTGGAAATATAAGATCAGCAGCTCAAAGGCTCGGTAGAGCATTGGAAGACCCCGCTGAAGGAATAACACAGCTTAATACTAGATTGCGAATATTTAATAAAGAGGAAGAAAATTTCATTAGATTATTGGCAGAAGTTGGTAATAAAGCTGAAGCTCAAAGGCTAATATTAGAAAGGTTAGAAAATACTATTGGCGGCGCTGGCACTGCAGCTGCTGGTGGATTGTCAGGAGCTTTCGATACTTTAGGTGAAAATATAAAGCTGTTTTTTGAAGAAGCTGGTAAACTTGGGCCAGCTGAAGCACTTGCTGGCTTCATAAATAAATTATCAGATGCTATTGTAAGGCTTACTGAAAGATTGCCTGAAATAATAAACTTATTAAAATTATTGGGCGATACTTTAAGAACGCTGGCTGATTTAGCCTTAATAGCCTTAATAGCTAAATTAGCAGTTTCATTAAAATCTATCATAGCCTTAATAGCAGGAATAGGAGCTGTCATAACCCCAGTTGGTGCACTAATACTTAGCCTCGGTGGCATAATAGGCGTTTTAGCAACACAATTGGGGTCTGTATCTGAAGCGATAAAGGTTTTCAATATAGGGATTGCGACATTGGGAGCCAGCATTCAGATTGGCTCGAATGGGATATTGGCTTTTGGTAAAACATTGGTTACAGTATTTGCTAAAGCTGTTACAGATGCTCTGAGGATACTAGGATCTTTTAGTACAGATCTGTTTAACTTTTTGAAAAATCCCTTTAGTGGGCAAAAATTTGGCAAGGAGCTTGAAAAAGCTTTGTCTCAAGCTACTATAGACAGTTTCGTTACTATAAATATGCCAACTTCACTTGAATTAGCTGTATCTAGGTCTGTAATTGATGTGGCATCTATTGTACCACCAGCATCTTCGACCACTATCTTAACCAATTGAGCTACTGTTCTATCTGCAGCTGTGGCTCCTTGAGTAACGTCAGCCGTTACTTCTCCTGAAGCTATTGTACCTAATCTTATATATGCACCTTCAACTGGAGATGTTCCTGATCCTTTACTAAAATCATATTGACCAGCAGCTGGTATATTTGCCTCTAGACCTGCTATGTTAGTTCTATCAACTCCTGCTGTAACTGTGCCACCTTCCACATATACAACATTGAAAGCCTGTAAGAATTTTTCT